AGTTATAAGCCAAATCGGAATCATCATCCCAGTCAGGCTTCCCAGAGCCATCGCACAATCCAAAATCACTCTGCTGTGTGACAGGATAAACTTTTTCATTTTTAAATATACTTCATAGAGTTCCCTAAATCGTTCCTGCATTCCATCACGCCGTGAACCATTCATTACAATTTGTATAAAGGAACTATTATAAGATACCATCGCACCTGGATGTCGCTCAAAATACATCCCTGCCTGCAATAAACTACCATTCTCCATATACATCATTATTGAATTATTAAACCAAGACATTATAGTATCAAAAAAGTCATCACATATAGGCTCGAGCCATTGCTGTATATTTGCGTTGTTCAAATAAGGATGAATACTAAATGAATCAGCCAAAGACATCTTAACATAGGGCCGGAACGCCGCTAATTCGTCAAGAGATATTTTTTTGATAAGTTCTTCAGCGGCCCTTACTTTATCATGGTTATACTTATCATCAGATGTATTCATAGTCAATAAAATTGATTTATTTGATTTTGTATAGTTATCCAACACAGATAATATATTTTCCTGTATGTCAGATAGATCTATGTAACACCCTCCTAGATTAATGGTATTACTTTTTTCACTAAAGAGCTCCTTTACATCACCTAAGATAGCACCACTTAAAACCATTCCAGGAATTATAATAGCTCCTGTTAAATCAGCCTCGTTCAAAATTGGAGGATATTGTATATATGAAGATCCTTTAAATGATGCATTTTTAAGATTGGAATTGCTGAAATTAGAGTTTTCAAACAAAGCCCTAATAATACAATTAGATAAATTAGCATAACAAAAATTACATTCATTCAAAATCGAGTTTTTAAAAGAACAGTTTTCCAATACAGCCTGAGACAAATCACTCATCCTGAGATCTGTATCATCAAGCACTGCTCCAGAAAAATTTACTGATGATAAATTCAGCCCTACAAGACTTAGACCTGACAAGTCACATCCAGAGTAATTCAATTCTTCAGCAGACTCTTCACCCGTTCGGTTAGCTGACAACCAAATTAAGTCAGCAGTAAGCTCAGCTTTGCTCAGGCAGGCACGGCCTTGACTGACATCATATGCAAGGAATTGACATTGCGATTCATTTAATGAATTACAGCCATTTAAATATACGGAATTTCTGAGTGCCTCAGGAAAGGAACCTTCTATATGTTTCAAAGAACTACAATGGCATAAAGATAAATTAATGACATTTTCAGGTATGCTGCAATTTATAACCTCTAATGATGAGCATCCAACCATACTTAATGAAGATAAGTTGGGGGGTAAGCAGTTTATTGATTTAAGCTCTGTACATCCATTCAAAACCAGTTCTTTCAGAGAACCTGGAAGCAAGTCTGGTAATGTTGTTATTGGCTCACTGATTGATAAAGTCTCTCCATTAGTACTTATAACATCAAGTATTTTTGATGCAACCTCATGACGATTTTCGCTAAATTCTCCCTCAGCGCACCACTTTTCGAGGGCAACTTCAACATCCTCGTTAGATGGTGAATCTACAGGACTTTCAAAAGATATTACTCCAGAATTTACAGAGATATTTGTAGTGGGCAGCATTTATCTCACTCCTTTTTACTTAGTCCACTAAAGTAAAATTAGAAAACACAACTGCCGGGACAACTTTCTGTCCCTGTACCCACAAATAAGATGTCAGATTTATCGGCATTAATTTAACTCCCTATTGAATTATCTCCTCTTTTTTATCTAACAAATATTCCCCGGACATGACAACAAAAACCGGAGCCGGACTCCGGTTTTGTGAAGCTGTCGGGTTACTTCATCCCGCCAATATTTTCCCACCTCCCGTCAGCACGCAGGATTTGCAGCGGTCTTACCACACACTGTATCTGCTTTTTATCCGCATCCAGTATCACCACCTGCGTGATTACCCTGTCCTGCTCCGGGATAATGCCATTCTCATCTGACTCCAGAATGTCTGCCGGTCCCAGTCGCAGCTGTGCTGTAAGTAACTCCCCGTCTTCACGGTCATCATGCTTTCCGCAACCGCACAGACGCTGCATAATTTTTTTTAATATGTTCATGTCATTCTCCTGTTCTGCCTGTATCACTGCCCACTTCATCCAGCCCCTTAACATCCTGCCACGGCCCGTCACCAAACCTGACCTGCAAATGCTGAAAAAAAACCTGAACCCGTGTGGCATCTTTGGGGGCAAGAAAGGTCAGTCCGGTGATGAGTGCGCCATCTGTATCCGGGAACCAGCCATTGCTGTTTGTCTCAATAATGTTTCCCGGCCCCAGACGAAAACGGATTTGTGTCTCCCCCGGGTCGCCCTTCGGTCCCTGAGGTCCGGTTGCCCCCACCGGGCCAGCCGCACCTGTTTCTCCTTTCGGTCCCTGTGGGCCTGCCGGGCCTGCCGCACCGGTATCTCCCTTTGGACCCTGTGGACCTGCATTTCCCGTCAGACCGGTCTCTCCCCGCTCTCCCCTGTCACCTTTCGGCCCCTGCGGGCCTGCCGGACCAGCATCACCTGCCGGTCCCCGTTCGCCGGTTGCCCCGACAGGGCCGGTGTCACCGCGCTCTCCCTTATCACCCTTCGGCCCCTGAGGACCCGCGGGCCCCTGTTCCCCCTTTGGCCCGGGAGGTCCCACCACGGTGGGGATTCTGTTTACGGCTTCTTCCGCCGCTATCCTGCTTTGTTCCGCTGACTGTGCGCTTTCTGCTGACTCCCGGGCTTTTTCTGTTGCGGTCGTTGCATCCCTGGCTGCATTACCGGCTGCACTTTCTGCCGTCTTTCTTGACAATTCAGCTTCTGCTGCACTTTGTGATGACTCACTGGCTTTTTGAGCGGCCGCAGAAGCCGAGGACGAGGACGCCTCCTCTGACTGCTTTGCTGAGGCTGCACTTTCTGCCGCCTGCCGGGCTGACTCCGATGCCTCCCCTGCTGAAGTGTCAGCATTTGCAGCGCTCTCTTCTGCCTGACTGGCTGATATGCCGGCATTCCTCGCTGACGTCTCCGCCTCTCCGGCATTCTTCTTCGCCTCCTCAGCGTGACGCGCCACCTCTTCCACCATCAGTTCAAAACGGCGCAGTGCCTCCGGCCGGACGTCATCCTCCGACATGGCACCGAGAAAATCATTCAGCGTACCGGGTTGAGAATCTTCATACACGGTGATGGTCCCGGCATGTGACGGCGGGAAGCCCTCCACCAACAGAATGACGCTGTACTGACCGTACTCAACGTCCATGCTGTAACGACCGGCTTCATCCGGATTTTCAGAGGCCACCGTGTTCACCACCACCGTGCTGCTGGTCCGTCTGGCTTTCAGTTGAATGGTGCAGTTCTCTACCGGTTTTCCTGTGCCGTCTTTCAGTACACCTGAAATCTTTACTGCCATATTCACCCCACAAAAAAGCCCGCCTGAACCGGCGGGCTGTCATAACACTGTGTTACCTGGCTAATCAGAATTTATAACCGACACCCACGATGAAACCGTCAGTGCGCCAGTCGCCACTGCCGGAGCCTTCATAAGCAATATCAATGGCCACGGATTCGATTCGGGTTAAACTGCACGCCAGCTCCCCACGCCAGAGATGTGTTGCTGTGGCGACCGTCATCACTTCCGGTCAGCACATCATGCGTTTTCCCCTTGTTGTCAGTTACGCGGAGATAATCCCCGGAGAAAGTCGACACACGGCTGTAAGCCACACCCGCCATCGCATACGCGCTGAACCATTCATTCACGCGCACAGACGGCCCCGCCATTACGCTGAACCAGCGGTTACGAACGGAATCTTCATGCCAGCGGGTATCGCTGTAACGGGTCAGCTGGCGATTCTTGTCTCCTGCATAGCTGAACGACGTCACCATCCCCAGTGTGTCCGTAAACTCATAACGGTATTTCACGTTAATCCCGTTCAGTTCATCGCTGCCAGGAACGTTCGTCGAGACATGAAGATACCCCGCGCTCAGCGTGGACTGATGTTCAGACGCCCATGCAGGCGCACCGGATACGGCCAGACAAATGGCTGCGGACAAAATGGCGGCATAAAGTTTACGCATAATTACCTCTCGCTTTTCTGCAATAAAAAAGGCGTCATTTCTGACGCCCGTTCTGGGTTATAAAATTCAGCTGATACTGATCCCTGCTGTGGATTTTTTCATGACCACAACCAGTAAATCACTGATGTACGTTGTCGGCGTCCAGTTGTTCGCACCGGCCGACGACACATTAAACGTCAGGGTGACATGACCCCGCCCTGCCGGCATATCTATCACCGATGAGAACACCCGGCTGACATCCGTTGCCGGTTCATGGAAAATCTCAACCCCGTTCTTCAGCACCTGCAGCTTACAGGTGGAATACCAGTACGACTGCTGATTCGGGCTGTTGAAATTCTGGTGTTTCGTCCCGCGAAACAGCACCGGGGGAATGATGATCTGCCGGTCGAAGCCCTGGTCATCGTAAACTGTGACGGTTACCGTCCGCTGGCATAACTGTTATTCCGGGAAAGGCTTTCCCCACCGTCTTCACCAGGTCGCCTTCAATCTGGTTTGCAGACAGTTTCCCTCTGATGACACAGTTCTCGTTAATGGTGACATTATTGAGCGTGCCGGTATTCGCGGTAATTGCTCCGCTGATATCCGCGTTCCTGGCTGTCAGCTTCCCTTCCGGCGTCAGGGAAAACGTCGGGGGTTGCCGGATGACGTGATACTCACCGCAAACAGGCGTTTCAGGAACACGTCGTTCATGAATATCTGATCGCCCTGACCAACAAACATCGGCTTTGTGTTGCCATTCGCAGGATTAATCATCGCAATCCTGTCTGCCGCCAGCAGCACCTGACTCTGCATTCCTGCTGGCTATTCTCAATACCGGCACCGATACCCGCAATATAAAGGCGTCCGTCCTTCATCTGTTGCAGCTTCACAGCCCACATGCTGTTCAGATTATTATTTGTATCAACCTGAACCTTCTGTATCTGCTGGATCGCTGCACTCTGGTCTTCCAGTTTCTTATTGACGGTCTGCGTGATTTCATTACTGACATCCGTGATGGACGTTCTGATTTCCGCCAGGTCAGGCGCAAGCTGACCGTTATCAATCTGAGTCCACAACTCCTG